CAGAGGTTCCGGCTTCATAGGTATCCACCAGATTTTTAGCTCGGCAGTAAATTACTGTCGCCTAAGCAAGCTGAGTTAAGAACTCAACGTGCTGAGTAGGTCCAGGAACGTCCTGAATCTCCTCAACTATGGGCGGTGCGCCTGCCCATACCGCCTTCACGATGCCTGGATCGTTGAAGGGGAGTGGTGTTCGCAGAGTTGCTAACTCCTCGTGTACCACAATGCCGCGCGGCAACCAATAGTTCTCGCGAGGCAAGTCCAATGCTTCATTGGACACTGCCCAGTGACTGATTTTATCAATCATTGGTTTCACCTCTTCAGCAGGAATTTCCTGCTCAAAGTGAGTGTTGTTGGCCAAATTGGTCAAAAACATCCTGTCCCTCACGTCCCACGGCTTGGACGTGTATTGTCGAACCTTGTACGGGTCAATCCCGTGCTTGATCGACATCTCCGGGAAAAGCAAATCCCGGAAGATGTAGGGGCGGTCAATAAGATTGATCGCCTCCTGGACAGTGATATAGCCTTTACTCGCAGCGAGTACGGCTTTATCACGATGCCGCATATCTTCCCATGCGTCATCAGGGATGCCGGCCATGCACTGCATGCCGGCATCATCAAGACCGCGGACAAGGTCCGCGTTCCTGAGCACTCCCTCGATCTGATCTTGGATGAGATCGTTTGAGATGCCCCGTGCCCTTGCATTTGTGGCGAGCGTTGATAACGCGCGTCGCAGCAATGGGTTTGCCGTGCAGTTAAAAACTGCGTACAGGGCGTTCATGTGCACGCTGGGAATCCCAGCGTTCAACATGGCATTCATGTCACTCAAGGAGTGATGGTATGCGGGAACCTCAAGCCCACCCAGTAGGGTGGGTAAGTATTTGAGGGCGGGCGAAGCCGGTAGAAACCCGGACATCCGCTGTTCCCATCTTCGGGAGAACACAGGCCTTGCCTGTGTCCAACCACCGCCGAGCCACGCCAACATGCCGTGGACTTGGCGAGCCTTGCCTATTGCAGGGTTCGGCTCGTCCTTCCCCTCATGCTCTTTTGCACAAGGGGAGAACAGTCGCACCTTCATCGCATCCACATGCGGTTGGGAAAGGTACTCCCGCTTCGAAAGCGGGGTCGCCACCCCCCAGATTTGATCTGGGTCTAGGCCTACTGTGGAGAAAATCTCCTCGCAGTAGAATCCACCTCGTGAACTTAAGAAGTTCTGAGGTTTGCTCACGACCATACCATTCCTTGAATGGTTCTCCGTGATCCGGGCCAAGTAAGACTTGGGTCCTTGACCAAAGTGGTCATCCCCGGAACAGGCAAAGCATAGCCAATCTTCATTGGCTATGCCACCTGCCAGCGAAAGTGCAGTTAGTAACTGCTCGTCGGTAGCGTCAAATAGCTTATGACGCCAGACGAACCTGGCCTCTGCCTCTGCACACAAGTTGTGTAGAGTCAGCACCAGTTTCGCCCCAGGGTCTCCCATTAGGATACCTTGGGAGGTCTCGCGATCTAGAAAGTCTAGATCGGGACCTTCGTAGACCCGGGGGCTGCATAGCAAATCTATGCAGACCTCGTCATAGCTACTAAAATTGTAGCCGGATCCACGAATGAAACCTTCAAGCATTGCCTTGGAGGTCTCGTGTTCGCAGTGGTCTGTCGCGGCGGTCAAGTCACTACTCAAGAAGTAGGTCTTTTCCGTCGGGACCGGACGTACGGCTTTGAGCCGCTTTGTCCACTCGAACAACTGCCAGCCACGGGTAAGACCTGTGGTAGCAGAGGGGTGTTGGCGTATCACGCCTATCCAGTGATGGGCCCATGGAGACAACATCTCCGTGAGCCAATCCTCCCCGATGGTGACCACACGTGCTTTTGCACCTGGTTCACCTATGGGTGCCGCGCGTATTGACGGGTGGCGCCCCCCACACCGCAATGGTGTGGCCGACAGGTACGGCGTACCAACAAGGATTCCTTGCTGAATACCTTCTTCGATTGACCACTGGAGCAATTGAAATCCAGTGGTGTCATCAAGACCGTAGATCGGATCCTGATAAGTGAAATTTTCAAAATCAGGAAAGTACGCGTGGCTGGACTCTCCAGCATCGCGTAGTTGGGGTCCGTTCGGACCATCGATGTGAGCCTCTGGCTCTATCGTGGTCCGACACATGGTCTCCCAGCGGGCCCTGCCAGCTCTTAGCGAGTCGGGTCTGCCGAACCAGGTCATCTCATCGATGTCTCGGTCCGCGACCTGGG